TGAGACATACAAGTTTGGGCAGCGGCTAGAGATGTATGAGCGGGGTGAACACCGTACAATTAACAAGGGGTTTGCCGATCCTACCAATACGAATATAGTCCGGATTATGAACGAGTTAGAGTATACGCATATTAAGTTTATTGCTATTGTCCCTACTCCGTCGGCTAAGATGAAGCGGATTACGATTACTAATAGTCTGATAGAGAGTCTTAGCGCACCGCTCAATTGGAAACAGATTTTAGAGAGCAGAATAGAACAACAATTAAAACTAGAGGGTCACACCCTTCCGGCTAGTATGAATAAAGCTAAGGGATCGTGATACTTATAACTAAAGGAGCGGATTATGAATGAACTATTATATGCGATTATCGGATTTCTAATAGCTCGAGCATTCTATATCGGTAGACTCGCATGGTATAGGCATAATAAAGATATGATGGAATCCGCGCTAATCGAGGCCTCGGAACAAGTAGAAGCAATGGAAGTTAAACGTGGTATTCGCGAGCCCGACTGGGACTTGGATGACTGGGTGGAGGACGGTGAAGACTGGAATCCCTACAAAAAAGAACGTAATGAAGCATGATACGGTTTATAATCGGCCCGAAAATAAAGTGATGGTCCGTACGCGGGGTAACGAGATACTGATTATATGTAATGCTGAGAGTCAGATGGATGAGGTGGTGGATCGTATGACCACCAATACATGTAAGTTATCCGGTTATGAGGAGTGGGATGATGGTCCGGACCGTAAATGGATATTAACATTTCTGGTGGTTGACGAAGCATATGAGTTCGCCCCGGAATTAAATTAGGGCCGGAAAAAATTTTTTCGTTAAAGACACATGAATGATGATTTTGATATAATATTAATTTTGATCGGGGTCGGTATTGGTATCGGCCTGGGTTTTATAATTAAAGTTGCAATGGACCAATACATCTTATTGAATATACTTCCTATTTAAATGTTATCTAGAGAGTTTTTAATAGACAGGGGCTATTGTTGTGGGCATGGATGCTTAATGTGTCCATACGAACCTAAACATACTAAAGACAATAAAGTGTTAGCAGATGATGTGTGTCTATATTCCGGATTACCATCACCTAACTCATACAGAAAAAAGGGCAATACTAATATGAGAGAAATAAAACGCATATACGTTACCGGAGTTAACAGATCCGGACACAGTACACTATGGAAAAAGATTGAAGCTGATCCAGACATACCGTCTGCGATGATGGGAGACGAACAATTCATGCTTCCGTGGGATATAGAAAATCACAACCATACAGAGATGCTTAGGAATAAATTTATAGACCGTGTTAAACAACTTGTCGAGTGGAGTCCAGACTGTAACACACATCTCGATATGGGACATTATTGGTTGCCACACATACCTTGGCTAGTAGAGAATTTTGATGCACAGATACACATAATAAAAAGAAACAAAGACGATGTTATAGACGCATTTATGCAGAAGTTTGAAGATCATGTGGAGAACGATGTTGTACAGAAGTTTAGAACAACAGACATGTCAGCAACTAACTGGGAAATAGCATACCCAACATATGAAATAATCGAAGGTCTTGGACTACAAGAGAATTATAAGATACACACTAATATGTTTTATGATGACTATTATGCAATGGCTGATAAATTCTTAAGGGCATATCCAGACGAAGTACATATGCACACATCAGAGCACTTGATAGAGGGAGATAATTACAAAAAATTATTTTAAAAAAAGTGAAAAAAAGCCTTTACTTTCTCGCGAAAAAGGCTTAAGTTATAGCATAATAAATAAGAGGTTACAATGAAAGATACAAATTTTACAATCCAATTAACTGGAACTTTTAATGACGATGAAGATGAGATCTTATCTGACTGCTGTGCAGCTGATGTATATGAAGATCATATGATTTGCTCAGACTGTAATGATCACTGCGGGATTCAAGAAGAAGATCATTTAGTTGAAGAGATCGGTCACTCAATGGTTTTGGAGGCTTTACATGCGTAATACAGTTATATTCGATTTAGATGGCACACTTGCCAATATAGAAAAGAGGCGTGATCTAGCACAAAGTGGTAGTAAGAAGATGGACTGGGATGTATTCTTTGATCCTAAGAACATAGCATTAGATGAACCTAATTTGCCCGTTGTGTTATTGGCAAAGATGATGTTTGATAAGGGATTTAGAGTTGCAATATTCTCAGGACGTCTAAACGTTACTCAAGCAGCTACAGAAAGATGGTTGGAACAGAATGAAATTAATTGGGATATGTTAAGGATGAGACCGAAACATATGAAGTTTGTTGATGATGCAGAGCTTAAAAAAGAGTGGCTGGAAGAACTAGGAAAAGAATCAGTATTCTTAGTTGTAGACGATAGAACAAAAGTAGTTGATATGTGGAGAAGTGAAGGTTTAAATACTTTCCAGGTTGCAGATGGAAACTTCTAAAAAAACTTTAAAAAAAGCAAAAAAAAGCCTTTACTTTGTCGCGAAAAAGGGCTAGATTAGTATATCAAATATGATAGATTTACAATCAATAAACAAAGAGGTTACAGATAATATGGGAAATTTACTAGATACAAGTTATTTTCAGGAACTAGCAGAACAGGATGAGAACGAACCACAATATGTAGACGGCGTTGCGCTTTCTCCAGGTGTAGAGTTCATTCCTGATTTTATTTCAACAGAAATTGATTTGGACAGAGATGTTCCAAACTACATTGCAGGCGACTTTGATGTTGATGTTGACGAAGACGGTCCATTTATCACTGCTAGTTTTGATGATACAGATGATGACTTTGATTTTGATGCATACTGTGAAGCTAATCCTGATTTTGATGCTGCTATTAACGGTCATTGGGAGTATGCATAATGAATAATCGTAGATTGGTTAACACACCAAGAGACAGAGAATTACTGTTTAATCTTAATCGTCTTCACGATCGTCTTAATGCTACAACTAGCACCAACGACAAAGTACAAGTTTTAAAAGACTATTTGATTCCTGACACAGAATTACAAAAACTGGTATCAGTAACATATAATTCTTATATGCAGTTTGGTGTAACTTGGAAGAATATTCTAAAACGTGAAGATCTTAACTTTGAGTTTTCCGGCAGAATATTCGATCTTCTAAAAATGTTAAGCGAAAGAAATATTACAGGTCACACTGCGCTAGGCTGTGTTAATAATTACAGACGTAGAATTGGTGCAGACTTTCCGTTATCACTTATTTTCGGTAGAAACTTAAAAGCACGTTGTGATTCAAAACTAATTAACAGAGTTATTCCTGGTTTGATTCCTACATTTGATGTTGCTCTTGCTACAAAATATGAAGACTACGCGAAACGCTTTGATCCTAGTTCATATAAATGGATGTGGTCCAGAAAACTTGACGGTGTAAGAGTTATCATGCGAATCGAAAACGGTACTGTAAAATACTTTTCACGTCAGGGCAAAGAATTCTTCACACTAGGCAATGTTACAGATGCTATTGCTCAACATTCTATCATGAATGAAAACATTGTGTTGGACGGTGAGTTATGTATTGTTGATGCTAACGGCGATGAAAACTTTCAATAAGTTATCAAAGAGATCAGACGTAAAGATCACACAATTAAAAATCCTAAATTCAAGGTGTTCGATATTCTCACACTTGAAGAGTTTGATTCTGGTGTATCAAGCGAACACAGAGCTTTTGCAGCACGTTATGATGATATACATTGGAAGATCGGTAACCCACTATGGGATCACGACTTTCCAATCGATGTTGTAAAGCATGAATTTGTTAACGATAAAGATGAGATTATTGATCTGTTAAATATGGCTGAGTCAATGGGTTGGGAAGGTATCATGCTTCGTAAAGACGCGCCTTACAAAGGCAAACGTTCTAATGATATTCTTAAAGTTAAGAAGATGCACGATGAAGAATATATCGTCAAAGACATTGAGTACGGACCATTCAGAATCGTTGATAAAGAACTTAAACAAGAAGTTACAATACAGACTATGACTAATGTGTTAATCGAACACAAAGGAAATACTGTATCTGTTGGATCAGGTTTTACGCTGGATCAGAGAAATCACTACTACAATAATCCAAAAGATATTGTTGGTAAAGAAATCACTGTTCAGTATTTTGAAGAATCACAAGACAAGACAGGAAAATTCTCATTAAGATTCCCTGTTTGCAAAACAGTTTATAATAACGGAAGGCAGGTATGATCGAATCAATTGTAATGATGATGCTCATGCTGCTTGGCGGAATGACAACTTTAATTTTTATAATAATGAAAGAAAAGGAAAACAAATGAAATACTACATCGCAACAGTTGTACAGGAAATAGAAGTACCTGTAGGCACAAAGGGCAATACTAAAATTAAGAAACTAAAAGAAGAAATTCTTGTAAGTGAAGCAACTTCAGTATCAGTTGTTGAAAAGAAAATTGGTGAGTTAATGTCTTCTAACCCAAATCACTGGGAATTAACATCTGTAAGAGAATCGAGAATCGTCGAAGTTATATGATAAAAATCCGCAATTTGAGACTTTTGCAAGATATATATAAAAATGACCCGTGGAGAATGCTGGTCTGTTGTATTATGTTAAACCTCACAACTAGAAAACAAGTAGATAAAGTCAGGCACAAACTGTTTGATAAGTTTCCTACACCAAAAGCTTTGGCAAATGCTAAGCTAACAGAGTTGTCAGAACTACTAATGCCACTCGGCATGCAATACAAGAGAGCAGCAACACTTAAAAGATTCAGTCAGGAATACATAGACGGTTTTGCCGATCCTATTAACTTGCACGGCATCGGCAAATATGCAAAAGATTCATGGGAAATATTCCAAAACAATAATCTTAATGTGCAACCAACTGACAAAGTGTTAAATTTATATTTAGCTACTGCACTAGAGATGCAAACACAGATGGGACACAGTTAATGAAGATCATAGAAATAATGAAACAAGTCCAAGAGTTTATTCTTGGCAAAGAAGAAAAGAAAGTTGTTAAATCTAAAAGAAAATATCGTAGACGTCGTACTAAAAAGTCTTAAATGGTTTATCATCGGCTTTTTATTATTGACACACATAAGGTGCACAACAGCATCAAATGGTGCTATAAACAAATCAGTCGTAATAAAGCAGTCTACCGGATATACAGTGTATGATAAACTTAGGCAGACCAATCATGTGTATGCAAAACCTGTTGATCTTTATCACCAAGAAAAGATGACGCAGTATTGTAAACAACATAAGAAATGGGAAATCATAACTGCATTCTGGCAGTCAACAGATGATAGTTATAACTACATAATTAATGAAAGTAGAAAATGGTAATTAAAAACAAAGAGGGGCAAATGAATTTAGGTTATGCATGCATTAATATGCAACTGAGTTATCCACAACAATATGGTGGACAACCAAAAGGTGTAGGTAGGATTACAACAGGTCGCAAAATGATTAAACGCACATTTGAAGCAAAAGGTACTGACCTTGCTTCAGAATTAATTCTTAAAAATGTAAGAGATCTGGACAAGATAGTAGATTGGAATATTGCAAAAGGTTACAAACTTTTCAGGATTTCATCTACAATGATACCTTGGAAAACAGAATATGATTGGTCAGATCTTAAAGATCTAGAAGAGATTAAACAATGGTTACACTCAGCAGGCACAAAAGCAAACACACACGGTCTGAGGTTAACAACACACCCTGGACAATTTAACGTTCTTACATCACCTCACGAACATGTAGTTCAAAACTGTATCAATGATTTGACGATACACGGTGAAGTATTTGATATGATGGGTTTATCACGAACACCATACAATAAAATTAATATTCATGCCGGCGGCGTTTACGGCGAAAAAGAAAATGCGATAGGGCGCTTTGTTAAAAACTTTCAACGTCTTCCTGAGTCAGTCCAGACGCGACTAACTGTAGAGAACGATGACAAGGCAACATGCTATTCAACACAGGAGTTATATGATTTTGTTTATAAGCGAGTTGGTATTCCAATTGTATTTGATTATCACCACCATAGGTTTTGTCCTGGTGATCTTTCGGAACGTGCTGCCGTTGAACTTGCAGCATCTACTTGGCCTGAAGGAATCACACCGTGTTTCCATTACTCAGAATCAAGGAGTGAAGAAAAAGAAGATCCAAAGATAAGAGCACAAGCACACTCTGATTATGTCTATCAGAAGATCGAAACTTACGGTCATGAACTAGATATTGTTGTTGAGGCAAAACATAAGGAGTTGGCAGTTGAGAGATATTATCAGATACACGGTTGATAAGATAAAAATGTTTTTGTTTCTTATATGGTATAAGCGACACTTAAAAAATAGAATAGAAAAAAACGACTTCGGAAGGAGAGAAGAATGGACATAAATGCACTAAACGCAATAGGATATATGGAGATAATAGAAATCTCTTTCTATCTAGGGATGATGTATACAGCAAAAGGATTCATAGATGAGTTCTTTAACAGGAGACTAAAATGAAAACAGCAAAATATTTTACAGCTACTTGGTGTGGACCCTGTCAACAATTCAAACCAATTATGGAAGAATTAAAATCAGATGGACTTCCAATAGAAATAATTGATATTGATTCTAATGAGGATTTAGCGAGAGAATTTGTGGTTCGTTCAGTTCCAACTACAATTATAATGGACGGTGAAGTAGAGGTAGAGAGATTCATTGGAGCAAAAACAAAAAGGCTTATTAAAAATAGGCTAGGAGAATAGAATGGTATTAGACAGTTTATTAGCAGGTGTAATGTTATTCAGTTCATTCGCTGCAAGGACACCAAATACACAGCCTAACCCAGATGATTATGAGGTTAGTGTTGGAATTAGTAATGATAATTTTTATGCTAACAGACAATGGGAAAGAGAACTTGGTGAGTTCTATATAGATGATTTGTTTTGGTATAAGTTTGACAATGGTATTTATTTCAAACCTGAGTATATGGATAAACAAAGTCAAGATGTAAGGTATCTCAAAATTGATGCAAGAAGAAGTTTCAAAAGTTTATCATTTGGTTTTACCAGTCGTAATACAAATGAAAATCTATTCAGTAGAAACTTTGTGACATTCATATCTTTTGGTATGTCTAAAAAGAAGTCGTATTACAAAGATAAAATAGAAGTTGATGTTTCTTTTGATGGCTACTTACCGCCAAGTGAAGAAGACGGTAGAGATACGTTTGAATTTGAAGACAAGTTTAAAGTGTCATACAAGCTCACTGAAAAAATTAGGTTGTATAATGTAGGCGAAATATCCAAACTTCAAGGCAAAGAATTTTATAAAGCTAAAATAGGAATTGAGGTAAAAATATGAAGCAAGCAATAGCAATAGCTGCATGCGGTTTATTTTGCTTTACATCAGGGTTGTATCTTGGTGTTCAAAAAGCAAACGATCGTGTAGCAGAATTAGGTGAACAATATAAAAAGACTGATGAAAGAGTCGCTGTGTTCACTGATCTAAGTGATCCAAAAACAATACAGAGTTATGTCAGTCAGTTAAGAAAAATACTAGATGATATTACATTCTTAGGTAAACTTATAGAGTCTGGTCAGGTTGCAGATGAAGCATTGGCTGAGATGAAAAGAGGCATAGACACTAAACTAAATAGAATGGTAACGATTGATGAATTCGCATCATCAGTCAACTTAACACAATCACGAATGGCACAAATCGGTGGAGATCTAGATGATCTATACATGATGACAGAAGACATAGATGATAAAGCAGATAAGTCTAATAAGAAGATTAATAAACAATTAAATACTATTCAAAAAGAATTAGATGATGTCAAAGATCTACTTAAGACTTTTAATAAAAAGAAATTCTTTCACACACACAAATGAGGGAGCCAAGTATGAAATCACTATGGGCTGCAATAAAAGATTTATTTACTACTATCTATCAAGCATTAAATGCTGATCAAGAAAAAATGGATCGTTTAAAAGAAGAACATTTAAAAGCTAATCAAGTTGAAGATGAATACTATCCTGAAAGAAAGGATGATGAGGATATAATAGGAATATGAATCAAATTACAGTATTAATAATTTATCTAGTTGTTGCGAATGTATTTGCTTGGTTTCAAATACAGGGACAATTTCTTGAAGGAAAATTAGGCCAATGGCTTAACAACGACATAGTAGTAGTGCTGCTCGGAATACCGATCGGTTGGCTATTGTGGAAAGCAGCATCATTATCATACTTAATTTTTGGTGGTGTATGGAATATAAGAATGATTGGTTTTGGTTTAGGAACAGTTATATTTGGCATTATGACATGGTTAATACTAAACGAAATACCGGCATGGCACACAATAATTTCTATAATATTAGCAATTGCAATAATACTGCTACAATTTTCAAACTTAAACATAAAGGTATAAAAATGGAATACAATCAACTATCAGGATATGATCAGTACATTCTACTGACGAACCAGACAAAAGGAATCGGCGCAAATGTTGCGGCTTACAATCAATTCGCAGAAGTTCTAAAATTCTTAGAAAGCTGTGCGAAGTCTGACAATACTGTTGTTCACATAAAAGACAAAGTAATTACAAAGCCGTTCAACAGGACACAATCACAACAAATTCTAGATGCCATAGGAAGAAATAAATGGGATAATAGAATTAAAGAATGTGCAAAAGCTATTGGAGCAGAATTAAGGTAAGTCAAAATGACATACAAAAAAATAAGTTATAAAAAAAGGATGACAATATGACATACGGTGAAGTCTGGCATAGTTTTTTCTCTATAATATATGGGTACGCTAATCAATTAGGTACTCGAGTTAGTTCATAAGAATAACATAAGGAGAAAAACAATGAGCTTAATAATAAAAAGAGATGACTTTCTAACACCATTTGACAGGATGTTTGATAGTATGTTTGAAACAAACTTCCCAGAAGTCGCGCAGACTGTTGGGGTTAATCCATTTTCTGGAACAGCATACCCAAAAGTTAATGTGTATGAGTACGAAGACAAAGTTGGTGTTGTTGCAGAAATACCTGGAATTGACAAAAAGAATCTAGACGTTGAAGTCGAAGATGGAGTTATGACAATCAAAGGCAGCAAGCACGGTTTTGATGAAGATGCCGAGGCTACAGTTCTTAGGCGTGAATTAAAGCACTCTGCTTTTGAGAGAAAGTTTACATTAGGTGAATCACTAGACGGTGATGATATTACGGCTAATTTCAAAGATGGGATTTTATCCATTGAAATACCGAAGATTGAGCCAGAGCAACCTAAGAAAACTTTTGTTAAAATAAGTTAAGGTTATGACGTTGATCTGTGAAGAGGTGATTTTCCGTTTCTTACACTATAAACTAAGGAAAACGGGAATTGTGTGTAGGCTTAGGGTGGCTTCATAGTGAAACAAATCATCGAAGTTGCGGGGCAGTTGTACCTTGTAAAAGGAAAACAATCTGTCCCCAGCTGTGATGAAAGGGGGACTCAGTTTTGGAAAATACAGTGGAATGCTGATACAGTCTTAAGAAATAATAATGAATATTACTTTTGTCAAAACATTCTAGAAGCTGAGTTCGATGATATTTAATACTATATGGATTTTGTAAACTCAAAATTATTTCCGTACCTAGTCGCGATTAGCGCTGGCGCTGTAGCATTCAGTGCAGCATTTTTCTCTGTGTTCGGATTATCAAAGTTATTTGCCGGCGCACAAATGAGTGTTGTTATAATGGCAGGATCACTAGAATTTGCTAAGTTAGTGACAGCCTCATTTCTCTACAGATATTGGAATACAGTACCCACGTTCTTAAGAAACTATTTATTAGTCGGCACACTTATTCTTATCGTAATTACTTCAGCAGGTATATTTGGCTATTTGTCAAATGCATATCAGGGAGCAACTACAACTTTTGAAAAACAGTCTACTGTGCTTATGTTTAAAGAAGACAAGCTAGAACAGTTAAATGAAGATAAAGTTTTTCTAAAAAAAGAGTTAGAAGACGCTATAGCAGAATTACCTGATAATTACAGGACTGCTAGAAAGAAGTTAAGAGAAGAATACCAGCCACAAATTACTGAAATCAATAAGCAAACACTAGATGTTAAACAAGAAATAGGTGATCTAAAGGCACAGTTAGTTGATACAGGTGTTGATGTTGGACCGGCAATCTATTTGGCAAGAGTTTTTAATACTGAAATAGACACAGTTGTAAAATTCTTTATATTCATATTAATCTTCGTATTTGATCCGTTAGCTGTATCACTTGTTATTGCTGCAAATATGGCATTTGAATTGTCAACAGGTGTTCCAGTTAAGAAAGAGCGCAAGAAGAATAAAAAACGTTGGTGGGAGATGTATAAAGAAAAACAACCAAAAAAAGTTAAGCCACCAAAAGAGGACATCCCGTTATACACAGAAGAAGACGAAGAGCGAATGGATATAATCGGTCAGAATGGTAACGAAGGTATTCATTATGAAGCAGAGTTACCAAAGGGTGCAGTAGATTTACGCGAAATAAATAAGCGTAATGAAGAAAAAATTAAAAATAATTAAAAAAAAGCCTTTACTTTGTCGCGAAAAAGGCTTAAGTTATAGCATAACAAATAAGAGGTTACAATGAAAGAAGAACTTTTCGATAACAAAACAATGTTAGACAATCAACAAACAGATGAACAAATTGGTTTCATAGACTACATGAAAGATTTAGGCTTCATCGATAAAGATAGGAACGTATCAGAATTAGGTGCTGTATATGAAGAAAATGATTTTGAAATACATGTTCATCACATATATGATAACACAGAAAATAGTGTTAATCAAGGTGAGATATATGTAGATTTTGGTGCTGAGGATTATACAGATAATCATGATGATCTTTACACATCTATTTTAATGAACTGTGAATTTAACTCACAATATTCTTTATAAGGAGAAAATAATATATGAATGAAACATTCAAGAAAAATGGTGGCTACTTCATAGATGGGGTGGCATACATGGACTGTAGAGAAACAGGAGAACCTGTTGCTAATGTAAGCACAAATATTAAATCTGTATTGTGTAGTACTGCAGTGATGCGTTTATGTTTAAGCTTGATGACAGAAAACGAAAGAGAAAAACTATTCGGAAAAGGCAGTGGAACTTCTAAATCTACTGGACGTCCACGTGGATGGAGATGGATGAAGGAATTTGTGGACAGTGAGGGCAACGTCTACCACAAGGGTGTGGAGCAGCCTAAACTTAAAGGTAAGAGACAAGTCACTGACGTTGGTGCTATTAAAAAAGACAGACTAGCAGCAAAAGAAGTTAAAAGAAAAAAAGAAACTAAGAAGCTTATTAAGATGGCAGCAGAAAAGAAAGAACTTAAGAAGGCAATTGAAGCTCAAAAAGATTTCTTGAATCATAAGGCAGGTAAGTAATGGATAGAAAAACACAGTTAAAAAATCAAAATGACTTTTCAATATATGGAGTATTTAGATTCACAGCATATCTGTTATCATCGATAGCATTGTATATGGGTAACCTACAAGTAGCTGGAATAGCATTAGGGTTTGGAGCAACACTGGGTTTTATAAGAAGGATTGCGAGGATCTGGGAATAATGACTAAAACACAATGGTTAGAAGAAAAAGTTATGTGTGATCTATATGGTAGACCATTAAATCTATCTGATGTTCCAATGACAATAATGACAAGAAAAGAGGCCTTGATAAAACAAGGTGGAGACACAAAATCAATCAATCAGTTATATATGGAGTCAATCAATGGCAAAGAAAAGTAAACAGTTTTCAGACTACAAGCCGTACACATATCTTGAAGGTGTAGGTAAAGATGCAGTACCGGTGAAGTTCGTCGCAAAGAACGATGAAGATGCACAGTTATACATAAAAAAAGTAGGGGCGACATCTTGGAAAAAGTCATAGACTGTAATAAGCATGACAATCCTGTTATACGTAAGCAATTAAAGGAGGTCACCGTTGAAGAGGGAATGGCTATCGCAACGAAACTATTTCAGATACTTAACAAAAGAAAAGACGGTATTGGGTTGGCAGCTAATCAAGTGGGAATTGATGCACAAGTGGCCGTTGTCAATGTTCGTGAGCCTTTGGTATTCATCAATCCGAAGATTATATCAAAGGAAAATGAGATTAATTATTATGAAGGTTGTCTATCTTACCCTGGCAAAAGAGTACGAACCAGACGATACGAAACAGTAGAAGTTAGCTCAGATACTGTTGAAGGCACGATGATATTTAGTGGCGTAGACACAGGAGAATCTGGAAAAGGAAGCTGGGAAACAGATGATAAAAAGCAAGACAGAGCATTAAGGACATTAGAAGCAGTCTGCGTACAGCATGAGATTGATCATTTAAACGGAGTAATTTGTATGGATAGAAAAATAGATGCTACTGTTAAGAGAACAGAAAAGAAAATTGGTCGTAATAGATTGGTTACAATTAAAAAAGGTGATGCTGTAAGAGTGATGAAATATAAACGAGCACAAACGTTTTTAAATGACGGATATGAAATTGATTGGGACAGGACAGCTATATGAAAAAACCAATTGATGTAGTTAAAGAATTAGTAGAGGAAAATCCTAACAATATGCAATTAGGAGAATTAGTCAGGCAATACATAATGGAACTTATTAGGAGAGAGAAAAATAATGACAAGCTGGGATAAAGTAGAAAAAAGAAAAAGGTCTATATCATTTACAAAACAAGATGAAATTATGGAGTATTTAAAGATTGCTGTGTGTGTTTTTCTTGCTGGTGTTTACTGTTATTTTATGATTTGGGGTTAATATGAAAAAGAAGATAGAATTGACAATTGATAAAAAAGTGATAGAAGACGTCTTAGAAGAGTTTTCAAAAACACAAACAAACTTAGAATCTATTGCAGCTAGACAAGTGATAGCAGAAAAAATTGAAGAAGCTTTATTAATTAAGGGACTTCGCCACGATACTTATTGGAAATAAGAAAAATATGAAATTTACAACTGTAATAAAAAATAAATCATTTTGGTTTGTTAAGAAGCAATTTACGACTAAAGACGGAAAACTCTTAAAATACTTAACTCCGTTAGGTTGCGAGGTAGTGCATCACAGAGGCCTTAGACGAGGAGCAATAACTAAAATATTAATGTTATCTAGACTGATAACGTTTAAAGTTGTTACATACACCACAGATATGAATAAACTTTATTTCAATGACATTCTAAAAGAAGGAAACTTTTTTGGAATAAAATTCTGGTCTCACAGACATAAGATAGAAAAGCATGGTCCAACGCAGGATGATACTATTATTGTTGATGAGCTAGAATTTACTACAAAAAATAAAGCTTTGGACTTGCTTTATAAAGCAATAATAACACTATACTTTTTAAATAGAAAGTTTAGATACAAGTTATTCTTTACACTTAATTAAGGAGATTATGATGAAGAAGTCTTGGCCTGAAGAGAGGTCTGAAATAGCAATATGGTTGTCTGGTTTTTTAGGCATTTATAAAAAATGGGTGGATAAAATACTTGACAATGACGATCACGATGTAACAAAAATAAAAATAATAGAGTTGTTAGAAGAATGGATAAGCAAGCTTGAGGAGATGAAGCTACAAATAATTAAGATGCCGGACACACCAAAGCGACAAGAGGAAGATATTTAAATGTATGAGAATCAAGACATGATAGATCAATCAGCACCAATATTAGACTTTGAAACATTACAGTATGAGCTGTCAAAGGTTTGGAAAGTTCTACCTGCGCTTATGCCCAAATCAGAGTACATCAATCAGGATATTAATGAGTGTGTACAGGAAATATTTGAGCATATGATTTATGATTACTGGAAGGAAGTTAACAATAAGCGTGGCAAAAAAGCAGAGATGTTAAATTATAAATTAGGTGAAGCATGAGAATTAATTTATTATACAATGTTGATAAAAATTCAACAACAATAAGCAGCCTAAATTTACCTGAATATCCATACTTAGTAGGGAACAGACAGGAGTCCTATATTATGAAACGTGAAGAAATAATATTACGTCTTGAAGCTGCAATCTATGAAAAAGACTGGGCAGCTGTTGAATTACTATTAGAAGATCTACAAATTGATGATGAAAATTTAGATCAGGGTTATGACCAATTCGTTGATTCAGATGAATGGGAGTAGTTATGAAAAAAGTCTACAAACCAAAGATGTCTGACTTTCCAATACCAGCGACAAAAGTACACAAAACAAAAAAGAAGAAATCTAGACAACAGGAAAAAATAGAATTGTCAAAGAAATACAGTCTAGATATTGACTAAAAAAAGCAAAAAAAGCAAAAAAAGCAAAAAAAGCCTTTACTTTGTCCTAAAAAAGGGTTAGATTTATACATAACAAATTAAAGGAGAGCACAAAGATGCAGAACTTAAGCAAATATCTAATATTAATTGCGTTTATAACTACGATAAACGGCTATGTCGCCACTCGTTTTATGAAGGCAAATAAAGAAACATATCATGAACACTATGAGTTTCTTGCAAGTCAAAACAAAGGTCTGTCTGACAGGCTCTCTGAGTTTTATCAACACGGAATTAAAGTTGATGTAACAATGTATCAACCAAATGAGATTCAATGTGATGACACACCAGACATAACAGCTGATGGAACTAGAATAAGAATACATCACGCATCTAGATATAAATTTGTTGCACTATCACGTAATTTACTAACACGTTGGGGAGGCCCATTTAATTACGGTGACTTTGTATTATTAAAAGGAACAGACGGAAAAGACGGTGTTTATCAAGTTAGAGATACGATGAATCCTAAATGGGTAAATGTAGTTGATATATTAGAATCAGAACATGTCAAGCCGTACAAATTTACAAACGTAGATATTTTTAAATTAAATTGGACTAAGGAGAACGCATGAGACCAAACGCAGATCAGATACAAGAGAATTGGTCTGAACTAAACAAAGTTATAGAGACTCACTTTACAGGTGAACGTCTAGAAAAAATAAAGTTACTTCACAAACATTTCGAAGAAAGAATGATAATGGCACCAGCCTCAGGGAGAGCTTGGTATCACAACGCATTTCCAGGAGGTTACGTAGCGCACATTCTTAATATAATACAGTGGTCGTTAAGTTACTATGAGCTATTCAAAGCACAGGGTATGCACGTTGATGATATATCAGCTGAGTCCGTTGTATTTGCAGCTATGTTCCATGACCTTGGAAAGATTGGAAATATGGACGATGATTATTATTCTGCAAACACAGATGAATGGCGTGCAAAGAAGTTACAAGAATATTATAACCACAATCCCGCAATACACTATATGACAGTTACTGATAGAGCAATATGGATACTAAACCAGTTTGGTATTACAATGTCAGAATCAGAATACTTAGGTGTTAGACTTGCAGATGGGCTGTATAACGAACAAAATACATCTTACTTTATGGAAGGTGCAGAATGGAAAGCAATGAAAACTAATTTGCCTCACATTATACACTTTGCAGATTGCTCTGCTGCTAGGCAAGAGAAAGAAACTTTTATGTTATCAGGTGAATCTCGTATAGACTTTCCAAAGTATATGAAAGGTGAATCTCAAGAAGAAGAACTAGTAAAAAATCTAGATGTTAGCAAACTAAAGGGGTTATTTGAAAATGATTGAGACAATAGCACTAGTATTTTTTGGTATAGTATCAATAGTACAATTGTATGTAATAATAAATTTGTACAATAAAGTTGATTTCTTAGAACAAGTTTTAGATGGAACTTACACAACAATCCGTGATACAATACAAAACATGCAAGAGATCGATACATTGGGCTCTTTCGAGTCTGATGATGAAACAGGAACAACATTCGAAATGTTAAAAAAAGAAGTAGATAATTTAGACAACTTATTAGAAGGAAAAAAATAATGCCACGTAAAAAATCAAAAACAAGAATGTATTTTCATGAAGGAACTGAGCAAGGAATTGTCGATTACAATGCTACAGATGACTGGAGAGAAAAGAATGCTATATACAATGAACATCTTAGACAACCGTTTGAAAAACTTGTAGAAAATATAATTCACACTTTTAAATTTTATCACTTTGATGTTCCTACAGAAACAGTAAAACATGAAGTTATATCTTTTATGATTACACGTTTGGACAAATATAAACAGGGTAAAGGAAAAGCATTTAGCTATTTTAGTGTTGTAGTTAAAAACTGGCTGATTTGCCATAATAACGCAAATTATAAAAAGATGAAAACACACACTGATGTGATTGACTTAAAACATAAAGATGTAAAGAAAGTTGTATACGAAGAAAAAGATATAGAGAAAAGAGAAGGCAGCATGTTTTATAACTCTGTTATTGATTATTGGAAAACAAATACAGAAACAGTTTTTAAGAAACAAAGAGATATTGATATTGCATATTCTATAATTGATCTTATGGACCGTGTAGAAAGTATTGAGATCTTTAATAAAAAAGCGCTCTACATTCTTTTAAGAGAAATATCAGGTGCACAGACACAGCACATAACAAAAGTTCTTAATGTAATGAGAAATCATTTTAAAACATTAAACACACAATGGGAACAGAGTGGTTATATTTCAGCATCAGGATCTTCTAGGGCTTATTAATGTCTCTTCTAAGAATAAAGCATAATAAAAACGAAGAAGAATTTGAT